ATTAACTTTTGCAAACATTGAGCCACGATTTTAACGTTATTTTAAAGCCTTTATTCATAAAATTACAAACTATTACAAACAATAACAAACTATTATTATCACAACTTTTTAGCTGACTTTTAGCTGACCGCCTTTTAAAAAGTAGCTAAAAATATAACAATAGTCAGCCAAAAGGACAGCTAAAATGCCTAAGCTTTCACGCCAACTAACGATCACGCAGTTTAAAAATCTAAAAGTAAAAGAGAAGCCATATTTTGTAAGCGACAGCGACAATCTACTAATTAAGATAATGCCAAATGGCACGAAGTTTTTTATATATGAGTTTCGAGAAAATGGCAAGCGTCACCGCTTAACGCTGGGCAAGTATGATGAAATGAGCCTAAGCGAGGCGAGGGATAAAAGAAGCGAGCTAAGATCAAAGCTTAATCAAGGAGAGAGCCTAACTCAAACAGCAGAAAAAACGAAATTTAAGGCAGTATTTGAAGCGTGGTATAAAACAAAGGGAAAGTTGAGTGAGAAACAGCAGTTTTGGATAAAAAGGCGGTTTGAAACATTATTTTTGCCAAAATTTGGAGAGATAGGGATAAAAGAGATCACTAGAAAGGATGTTGTTGCCGCCCTTGCACCACTTATTGGCGATGACAAGCAAGAAACGATACGAAAAACGCTAGGGACACTAAATAGCTTCTATAAATTTGCTCTTTTACACGAGTATGTAGAGCATAATATCATCTCGGATATTGATAAAAGTGCTCTAATTGGCAAAAAAGATGTAAAACATTTTGCATACTTAAAAAATGATGATGAGATAAGAGCCGTATTAATGGCGATAAGAGATTACTTTGGAGACATAAGAGTAAAAACGTGTGCGATATTTCAACTATATACTGCAGTAAGAGGACAAAACGCTAGAAATGCTAAGTGGTCGCAGATAGATTTTCAAAATTGCCTTTGGCATATTCCAGCAAGCGAGATGAAAACGGCAAAGCCTCACGAAGTGTTTTTGTCGAAAAGTGTTATAAATTTACTAAAAACATATCGTGAGCGCTTGCCATTAAAAAGTGAGTTAATTTTTCCGTCCATAAAATCAAATATACGCCCAATCAGTGATAATACTATCCGCTCAATGCTTAGAAATTTAGGCTTTAATAATGATATGGTAACGCCACACGGCTTTAGGGCTACATTTAGCACAATCGCTAACGAAAACATAGATAAGCACGGCTGCAATAGTGATGTTATCGAGCTTTGCCTCGCACACGTTGAGAGTAACAAGGTTAAAGACGCGTACAACCACGCCAAAAATTTAAAAGCAAGGGCGAAACTAATGCAGTGGTGGAGTGATTATTTAGATAGCTTGGGCGGTTTTGCCTGATTTGTAAGCAGATATTGAGTTTTGAGAATAATAAATTATTTTTGAGTTTATCTTGCTTGCTGTGATCTTGCCAGCTAGCACAAGGCGTCTTAAGCTAATAGGCGACGTTAGCCCTAGCTGTTTTAAGGCTTCATCGCGCGTAATAAATGTATCACTCATTTCCTCTCCTTAATATAGTCTTTCAAATCTCGCAAAGCGTGTCGTAAATAGCGGACGTCGCATTTAAATAAAAGAGCTTGTATTCGCTCAACCAAATTTATCTTTTTATTGTGTGCCTCGCAAAATGCTTCTAAGCTTGCAAGGGCTGCTAAATGTTTTTCACGCTCTGGGCTACTCATCTAGTTTTCTCCTTTTTTCTCTTTCTTTTTCTAAACTGGGCTTACTTCTCCAAGCCCACCATTCAGAGCCATCATACTCTTGTCGCTCTAACCAATCAGGAGTATCTTTAAAGGTTATCCAACCTCTCCAATACTGGCAGCCATAGCCACTATCATAAGTAAGCTCACTTTTTGTTATTACATCCCACTTGATTTCGCCACTACCCATATAGGTAGGGTTCTCTGATAAAGTCCAGTCTCTTACATACTCAAGCTTATACTCAGCTACTTTGTGATCGCCTATACGCTCTATCGTTTCTTGTTTAAAGTTAGTCATCTTCTCTCCTCTCGTAATACCAGCACACACTTTTGTAAATGTTTTCCCAAAACTCCATAAAAGGCTCTGGTGCATCTTGTATACGTGGTAACACTGCCTTTGGCATACATATTACAAGCAGAGGGATTAATAACCCAAAGTAAAAGGCAAATGATATAATGCAAAGAGGACTGAATATAAGCAAGACCAGCCATTTTTGAAGTGTTTTTAAACTATGCACTTAGCAACTCCTTATTATGATAAACATTACCAACGATCTCAAATTCGTCTGAAGCATTTTTGAATTCTTTCGTAATCGGATAATCAGGATTGATCCCACTCAAATCGTGCAGATAAAATCCGCAATCAAAGCAAACCCTATAAGTTCGCAATCCCCATTTAACGAGATAATCCGTATAAATTTCACGTCCGTTTTTGTCTCTAAAACCTATATATTGCAAAAGGGCTATCTCGTCATTTAGTTCATACTCCCATGTATTGCCATCATCATCCATAATTTCTACTATTTGGTCTTTAAAATTTATGCCTGTGACATCCCATAGTTCCCCAGCTAGAACATCTATCTCTAAAGGGTGTATACCACTAGGTTGTTCTTGTATATAAGCTCTATACTTAATGCTTCTCATTTAGTAACTCCTTATTCTCATAGATATTGCCTACGACTTCTAAATCATAAACACCATTAAGATACTCTGCGTATCGCTCTTTAGATGTTATTAAGAAGCTTGCAGCCTCCTCATCATATTTGACTTTTCCTATAAGCTCTGTGCCATTTAGCGTGCAAAAACTTACAATATCTTTTTCAAATATTCTGCGACTATTAATGTCCTTTTTGCCAGTGTATTGCATAACATCAAAACGTTTAGTATCCTCTAGCATATCTCCAAAAGTGGCACAGCTGGTTTTCCAGTCGTCATAGATATACTCTACGTCATAGTGCATTTTCCCTAGCTCTTTATCCCATGCTCTATATCTTGGTCTCATCATTAGCCCTTCAATAGTTCTTTTATATCTATTAACAAAGTCTTTATAAAACCTAGAGGGTCTTTCATAAACTCTTTAAAGTTCATTACTATGTATAGAGGGGTGCTTACTAAAAATATAACTGAGCCAAGTAAAACCACATATATTGAGAAAAGGGCTAGTCCTATAAGGGCTAAAAAAGCATTTACTACTTTTAAGGCTATTTTTTGTATAGTCTGCATCTCTACTCCTCCTTTAACTTAAATCCTAAGTTATACATAGGCTCCCAGCTTTTTGTGGCATAGTGAGCTCCCAACTCTTCGTTCATTTCAGGTATAGTTGCTCTAGTAGGGTGTATAGAGTATTTCTTAAAGATATAGTCGGAAATCTCAAAATACCATAGGACATCTCGCTCATTAATGTAGTCTCTTTCTATGTCATTAATAGGTTTATCCATGTAATCCTTAAAGCAGTAACATCCTTGTTTAATATCACTGATTTCAAAGCGAGCAGGATTAGATTGATACTCGTCTTCTTTGGCTAATAGGACATCTCCTGCCTTAAATTTAGTAGTTTCATCAGGCTTTATCCTATATTTGCAATCATCAAAATCCCAAATGTCATATACTTTATCTTCCCATAGACCTACTTCTTTGTTACAACCTTCCACAGGCTTACCCTCAGAAAAAGCCCTAACAACTTCTATCTTTTCTTCTAGTGTCATAATATATCCTTTAGTTTTATTTAGTGCTTTTTATGTTCTGCATTTTTCCTAATATATGCATCAAAAAATAGTATTGCCATTGCTAACAGCAAGGACAACGCTACCACGTGCACTCCTCGCCAAAATATGACCCCGTCAGCAAGGTAGAAAAATGTGGTAAATAGAAATGTCGAAATACCTATGATGCAAAATATCGTTACGGTAAACATTATTAGTGGAGAACTTCTGTCTAAATTCACCAACGCATAGTAAATTTCTCTTAAAAAATCTTTCATTGTTCATCCTTTAGCTTTTTATATGCTTCCAATAGCCTTTTTCTTTCCTCTTGCTTAAGATAAAAATAGTCATAAAGAGAAAAATTTACCCATACTGGATCTATATCAAATCTTAAAAGAAATGTATTTAATTGTTTTAATTTTCTATAATCTATTTTGGTAAATTGCCAATCATGGCTTAAAAACCACTCCAAAAGCCCCATTAATCTCTCTTTTTCCGTTTTCCACCAAAACACTATCAATCCTTTCAAATATTC